AAAGCGGTTACCCGCTAGACTTGGTACCTCGGCGTACGAAAGTCCTCCATCCCGATCGCCCTGTCCCGAAGGACCCCGCGACGAGCGTAATCACATTGGCTAACAAAGCCCGATATGGTAAGGTGGCACCTGAGCACAGACCGCCATTAACCCTCACAATGTGATGCCGCACACAATCGGCCAGAAGTGGTGGGAACCACCAACTCTCCCCGTCCTACGCCCGCGAATCTAAGGCCTGGCGCCAAAGATCCAAACAGAAGGACGCTAAACTCTCTTCTTCAGTCTCAAAATCCTCAGGAAGGAGAAAGAAACCAGAGTTGATACGACGAAACAACTCACACTTCGGGCCCGCCCAGCCGACAAAACTGAGCGAAGACCATGCCGGCTTGGACCGGTATTCGTAAGTCCGACGAACTTTCCCGCAGGACGGAGAAAATTCGTCTCTCCTCAAACCTCCCATTCTTCCGTTGTCCCACATAAAGACACGAAGCGCCTCAGCTTCCAACGGACGCGGTTCCCTACCCCGGAACACGCGCAGTGATGCGTCCACCGGCACAAGCGGTGGCTCAGGTAGAGTAGTCGGGTAACGACTACGACGCATCTGCTTCTCTCTTTTATAAGAAGCATAGGTCCAATGACCTAACTGAGATGGGAGAAAACCCCAACGCCTACCGATCCTGGCGCGTGAAAACGCGTCAGTCCACGCGCGGGAAATGAGTACGGCTTTCGCCATATGCATCATCCCGCCCCAATCGGTAAGCCCTCCTGCCCTTCTCAAATGGCGTACCTCACACCATTTGCCTCTTCTCTTCAAGAAAGCAGTAGAGTTGACCTCTACTACATCTTTAGCTCGAATTGTCTTGCTGACGTTGAGTCGATACCCCGAAGGGTAGTCCTGCTCATCAACAGGTCGATTGGCTGAGATGACACAGTCATCCCCGTTAATCAACATCCGAGCCCCTACGTCGAATCGTGAAGCCCAGGAGGCAGCACAATAAGAATGTAGGCACAAGAGAGGAAAAGAAAGGTAGGAACCCATCATCTGTCCATGGCGGACCCTCCTCAATTCGCCCTCGGAATCCTGCAAAACAGGACTCAAAGATGCTTTCGCCAACGCGCGAATGCTACGAGGTATCTTTACCGAAGTAAAGAAAAGCGAATCGAGGAGGGCCTCAGTCACATCGTGACTGAGGCCGTCTGTCGCAGCTACCAGATCAACCGAGGTCTGGTAGTCGTTGACACAAACAGATGTCATTCTTTTTGAGGTCGGAGGACCTACAAGGAGCCAATCGGCTGTCCGCTCAAGATGTGAGTAAATCAAACGGTGCAGTGGCGCAAGGTACTCGACGTTCTCATCAAAGATGAGTAGAGGCCTAGCCTTGCCCGTTGTATGGACTTCCTTGTAACGTGCGGAGAACAGAGGCGTTACTTCTGTTTCCTCAAGACACACGTTCAAAAACTCTTTGCGTCGGCCCATCCACAACCGGTCCGCACGGGACCTCGATTGGAAACGGGCACTTGAGTTCGCGACATGCTGGCCGACGAAGCCAGGGTAGTCACGATCCCAATTGGGACGAAAGAGCCGAGTAGCAACACGCCGGACGTGTGCAAGATACTCGGGGGATGAGGGTTGGGGTTGTGAGAACGCGTTCCTTTCCCACGCGGAACGCGCTGACGGAGTGTGGTGTCTGCAACCCGATGGCAGGTTGCGTTTAATTGAAGCGCAGCTGTGAGCAAGCTCCCAGCGCGCAGAACGCCCCAGTCTCTGTAACGAACAGAGACCGTATTTATCTTTCTTGCCCTGGCGGCGAGGAAAGGCTACAGAGGTCCGCTCCTTACCTTGTAGCAAAAGAAAATTTAGAAAGCGAGAAAGTTGTTCAGGGCTACTGTCCGGTAATTCGACGTATGGCAAGCCATACCGAATCCGAAGCAACAGTAGTCCATTATGGATCACTTCCTTGGTTTCGCGACTGCTCCGGCAGCAGTCGTTACACCGTTTATCTCTTGAACCGCGGGCGGATTCACCAAGAGACGCCCTTAACGGGGGCGAAGCGGCTACGCGCAGAGCGCACGATCTGCCAACCTGAAAGCCGCGAGGCGCAGGAATTGGTAGAG